GTTTCTGTTGAGTATAATCTTGAATATTAATGAAAAGCTTATATAATTATATTGTAAAGCCTATAGGTGACAGATATAATAATTCTGTTAATGTTGGAGATAAGAAACTTATTTTAAACACTGAAATATTTAATCATCAATACGTAAACAGACATGCAGAAGTAATTTCTGTACCTTTAGCTAGCAACTCTGAGATACAAGTAGGTGATACTGTAATAGTGCACCATAATGTATTTAGAAGATGGCATGATGTTAAAGGTAGAGAGAGAAACAGTAAATCTTACTATAAAGAAGATATGTACTTTGTTGCAGAAGATCAAATATATGCTTATAAAAAAACAGCTAATTGGAGTAGGTTTAAATACAGTAAGTGGTTTGCTTTAAAAGGATTTTGCTTTATAAAACCTATAAAACATGACAATGTTCTTTTTCCTAACAAAGAAAAACCTCTTGTTGGTATAGTTAAGTATAGTGATGGCTCTGTAGAAGTTAATGATTTAGTAGGTTTTACCCCTGGCTCAGAATACGAGTTTGTTATTGACAATGAAAAATTATATAGAGTTTATTCTAAATTTATTACAATTAAATATGAATATCAAGGAAACGAAGAAGAGTATAATCCAAGCTGGGCACAGAGCAGTTGAAGAATTAATTAAAGTAGCTAAAGAACCTATAGTAGAAACAGATGATGATGTTTCTGCAGATAGACTTAAAAATGCTGCAGCTACAAAAAAATTAGCTATATTTGATGCATTTGAAATACTCAACCGCATACAAGAAGAAGAAAATATTTTGGAAGGAAAGACACCGGAAGAGAAAAAAGAAAGAGTATTTAAAGGCTTCGCGGAAGGCAGATCGAAATGAGTTACAAGCAAACGCTATATAAGGTTGTAGAGCCAATAAAAAGAATAACTGTAAACAGACTTAATAAATCTAAAAAGTGGAAATATGGATATAATAAAGAACATGATATTATCGTTATCTCAAAAACTGGACGCATTGGACAAATACTGGAGATACAAAATTTGCGAATTGGGTTGCCGCCTGAACCGAAATCAGTGCACGTGTTCCCAGAAAACAAATGGCAAAGAATAGATTATCCTAAAGAATTAGGAAAGTTAAAAAGCATATTTGACTGGAGAGCATATCCTGAAGAAAGCAAAGAGCAGTGGTATGACTATATAGACGCTGAGTTTAAGCGTCGTGAAGAAGGCTTTTGGTTTAACAACAATGGTAAGTCTACTTATATAACTGGTAGTCACTATATGTATCTTCAATGGAGCAAGATAGATGTAGGAGCTCCAGACTTTCGTGAAGCTAACAGATTATTTTTTATATTCTGGGAAGCTTGCAAAGCAGACGATAGATGCTACGGTATGTGTTATTTAAAAAACAGGCGTAGTGGTTTTTCATTTATGTCTTCAGCAGAAACAGTAAATCTAGCTACAATATCATCAGACGCTAGATATGGAATATTATCAAAATCAGGGGCAGATGCTAAAAAAATGTTTACCGACAAAGTTGTACCAATATCTATTAACTATCCGTTCTTCTTCAAACCCATACAAGATGGTATGGACCGACCTAAAAGTGAACTTGCTTATCGCGTTCCTGCTAGTAAGTTTACGCGTAGAAAAATTACTGCAAACGAAAAAGAGGAAGAGCTGGTTGGACTTGACACTACTATTGATTGGAAAAATACTGGCGACAACAGCTATGATGGTGAAAAGCTCAACTTACTAGTACACGACGAAAGTGGTAAGTGGGAAAGGCCTGACAATATATTAAATAACTGGCGAGTAACTAAAACTTGTTTAAGGTTAGGGGCTAGAGTAGTAGGTAAGTGTATGATGGGATCAACTAGCAACGCTTTAGACAAAGGTGGTGATAATTTTAAAAAGCTGTACAGTGATTCAGACGTTACAAAAAGAAATCGCAATGGACAAACAAAGTCTGGTTTATATTCTCTTTTTATCCCAATGGAATGGAACTATGAGGGATTTATTGACAGATACGGGCAACCTGTATTTAATAACCCAGATAATGATGTATACGGACCCCACGGTGAACTAATAGATGTAGGTGTTATTGACCACTGGGAAAACGAAGCCGATGGATTAAAAGACGATCAAGATGCTTTAAACGAGTTTTACCGACAGTTTCCAAGAACTGAAGAACATGCGTTTAGAGATGAAACTAAAAATAGTCTGTTTAACTTAGTGAAAATATACGAGCAAATAGACTATAACGAAGGCCATAGAAACTCTGGCGTTATTACAACTGGTAGTTTTCAATGGGTTAATGGAGTTAAAGATACTCAAGTATTATTCTGCCCAGATCCTAACGGTAGGTTTAAGATTAGCTGGGTGCCTGATAGAAATTTGCAAAATAGAGTAATACTTAAAAATGGAGTGAAATATCCAGGAAACGATCACATAGGCGCTTTTGGCTGTGATAGTTACGATATTAGTGGGACTGTTGACGGTAGAGGATCTAACGGTTCTTTGCATGGATTAACTAAGTTTAGCATGGAGTCAGCTCCAGCTAACACTTTTTTCTTGGAATATATTGCTAGACCACAAACCGCAGAGATATTTTTTGAAGATGTATTAATGGCTTGTATTTTTTATGGCATGCCGTTGCTTGCAGAGAATAACAAACCAAGGCTTTTGTATTATTTTAAGCGTAGAGGTTATAGAGCATTTAGTATGAATAGACCAGATAAAGTTTGGAACAAGTTGTCTGTTGCTGAAAAAGAAATAGGTGGCATACCAAACTCAAGCGAAGATATAAAACAAGCTCATGCCGCTGCTATTGAAATGTATATTAATGATCACGTCGGTCGTTTAAAAGATGATACTCATGGTACAATGTACTTTAATGAAACTTTAAATGACTGGGCTAAGTTTGACATAAACAAAAGAACAAAGCATGATGCTTCTATAAGTAGTGGATTAGCAATAATGGCTTGCAATAGACATTTATATAAACCCACGCCTGATAGAGTTAAGCAAAAATTAAATATAAGCATATCTAAATATGATAATAAAGGATATGCTTCAAAAATAATTAAACAATAGTATGGCTAATACAGTTACAAACAAATACTTTCCAAGTCAAATTGTTAGTGATATAGAAAAAGTTAGTTACGACTACGGCTTAAAAGTAGCGCAAGCTATAGAGCAAGAGTGGTATTATGATAATCAAGGCATGTATGGTACTAACTACAGCATGCATTTACAAAACCAAAGAAGCTTTCATAACTTACGACTCTATGCTAGAGGAGAGCAGTCAATAAAAAAATATAAAGATGAGCTTTCTATAAACGGTGATTTAAGTTATTTAAACATCGACTGGAAGCCAGTACCTATTATTCCTAAGTTTGTAGACATTGTAGTAAACGGTATGGCAGACAGAGCTTACGATATAAAAGCTTACTCACAAGATCCTTACGGCGTTAGCAAAAGAACTGAGTACATGGAAAGTCTTTTGAAAGACATGAAAACTCAAGATCTCAACAATTATATTGGAGATGCTTTTGGTATTAACATGTACGAGAACGATCCTACTAAGTTACCTAAAGATGAAGAAGAATTAAAACTTCACATGCAGCTAGATTATAAGCAAGCTGTAGAATTAGCTGAAGAACAAGCTCTAAATGTTTTACTTGCTGGCAGTGATTACGATTTAATTAAAAAAAGATTTTATTATGATTTAACAGTGTTAGGCATTGGCGCTGTTAAAACAGAGTTTAATACATCAGAAGGTGTTACTGTTAAATACGTAGATCCAGCTGATATAGTTTACTCTTACACTGAGTCGCCTTATTTTGATGATTTATATTATGTTGGTGAAGTTAAAAATGTGCCTATTAACGAGCTAGTAAAAGAGTTTCCGTTTTTAACTGAAGAAGACTTAGAAGATTTAAAGAAAACTACTGGCTATAGTAGAACAGAAAACTATTCTACAAATAAAGATCAAGATACAAACAAAGTAAAAGTATTATATTTTAACTACAAAACGTACATGAATAGCGTTTATAAAGTTAAAGAAACTTCAGCAGGCCTTGAAAGAGCTATAGAAAAAGACGATAAGTTTAATCCGCCTGAAAACGAAGATGCAAACTTTTACAAGTTACAAAAAAAAGTAGAGTGCTTATATGAAGGTGCCTATGTACTAGGTGCTAATAAGCTTTTGAAATGGCAAATGGCTAAAAACATGATGAGGCCAAAAAGCGATTACAATAAAGTAAAAATGAATTATTCTATTGTAGCGCCTCGTATGTACAAGGGTCGTATTGAGTCATTAGTTAGCCGTATAACTGGCTTTGCTGATATGATACAGCTTACTCACTATAAGATACAGCAAGTAATGTCTCGTATAGTTCCTGACGGTGTTTATTTAGATGCTGATGGTTTAGCTGAAATAGATTTAGGTAATGGCACAAACTATAATCCGCAAGAAGCTTTAAATATGTTCTTCCAAACAGGTAGTGTTATTGGTAGATCGTTTACGCAAGACGGTGATATAAATCCAGGCAAAGTACCTATACAAGAAATACGTAACGGTAATGGTGGTGCTAAAATGCAGAGCTTAATAGCAAACTATAACTATTACTTGCAGATGATTAGAGATACGACAGGCCTTAACGAAGCTAGAGACGGCAGTGTGCCTGACTCTAACGCTTTAGTAGGTGTGCAAAAGCTTGCTGCTGCTAATAGTAATACTGCAACTAGACATATACTACAGTCTGGTTTATTCTTAACTACTCAAGTAGCAGAACAGCTATCACTAAGAATATCTGATATATTAGAATATTCTCCAACTAAAGACGCTTTCATACACTCGATAGGCGTGCATAATGTAGCTACGCTGGAAGAAATGTCTAGTCTACACCTATACGACTTTGGTATATTTTTAGAGTTAGCTCCAGACGATGAGCAAAGAGCCGTGTTAGAGAATAATATACAAATGGCGTTATCTCAAAAGAATATAGATCTTGAAGATGCTATAGATATTAGAGAAATAAGAAATATAAACTTAGCTAACAAGCTTCTTAAAATAAGGAGAAAAGAAAAAGAAATAAAAGATCAACAGCTTCAACAGCAGAATATACAAGCACAAGCTCAAGCCAACACGCAAGCTGCTCAAAACGCTGCTCAAATTGAAGCTCAAAAAAATCAACTAGCAGCTCAACAAAAAGCTCAGCTAGCTCAAATGCAAGCTCAACTTGACTCTCAAAAGATGATGCAAGAAGCAGAAATAAAGCAAAGGCTAATGCAGCTAGAGTTTCAGATGAATATGCAGTTAAAAGCTATGGAAACTGAAGGCTTGAAAGGTAGAGAAAAAGAAAAAGAAGATCGTAAAGACGAAAGAACTAGAATACAAGCTACCCAGCAAAGCGAGCTTATAGATCAGAGAAAAACAGGTAAACCACCTAAAAAGTTTGATTCAGCGAGTGATGATTTACTTGGAGGTTTCGACTTAGGTGGCTTTGAACCTAGATAATTATTAATTTATATTTTATATTATGGAAGAAAACGAAAACGTAGAAGAAACTACTAATGTAGTTGATGAAAGTAAATTTGAGTCTGCTGGTGATGACAGTGTTATTAAAGTAGATTTAAGTAAACCAATACAAGAAGAAAATGCCAATACAGAGCAAAGCACAGATGAGGTACCTGTTCGCGACGAACCCGAAGCTAGCGAAGAAGTACGTAAAGAAAACGTCGAAGCAACAGATGAAAAACCTGCCGGAGAAGAAGAGCAAGCCGTTCAAGATGAAACGGCCGTATTAGAAGAGATAACTGATGAACAGTCTACAGAAGAGCTAAATAAAATAGTTGAAGAAGTAGAAGAAGCTGTAGCAGAAGCAAAAGAAGCAGGCGTTGAACTACCAGAAAACATACAGAAACTTCTTGATTTTATGGAAGACACTGGAGGTAGTTTAGAAGATTATGTAGATTTAAACAGAGATTACTCTGAGTTAGATAATCTTACAGCTTTGACAGAGTATTATAAAAGAACAAAGCCGCATTTAACGGCTGAAGAAATAAACTTTTTAATTGAAGACTCGTTTAACTACGACGAAGATGTTGACGACGAGAGAGATATTAAAAAGAAAAAAATAGCGCTAAAAGAGCAAGTTGCCAGTGCTAAAGCCTACTTAGACGGGCAAAAGTCTAAATATTATGATGAGATTAAAGCAGGATCACGTTTGACGCCTGAACAGCAGAAAGCATGGGACTTTTTTAATCGATATAACAAGGAATCAGAGGAAAACCAAAAAGCAGCAGATAAAGCTAAGCTTGCGTTTCAAAAGAAAACTGATCAAGTTTTTAACGACAAATTCAAAGGTTTTGATTATAATGTCGGAGACAAAAAGTATAGGTTTAATGTGAAAGATGCTAATAAGGTTAAGACAACTCAAAGCGACATTAATAACTTCGTTAAAAAGTTTTTAGCAGAAGATAATACAATGTCAGACGCTGCAGGTTATCATAAATCTTTATTTACAGCAATGAACGCAGATGCTGTTGCTAAACATTTTTACGAGCAAGGCAAAGCTGACGCTTTGAAAGATAGCGTTGCTAAAAGCAAAAACGTAGATATGAGCGCTAGAAGTTCTCATGAAATGATTGATGCTGGAGGCATTAAAGTAAGAGTGATTGGTGAAAATTCTAATGATTTCAAGTTTAAAATTAAAAATAAAAAATAACTTAACTTTAAAATTTAGAAATTATGCCACTAACAAATGGA